GCATTAACTGCTACCATTGGACGCTCAGATGGTAGACCTAATACAAAGTCACGCAGTTGAATATCTTTATTCAAACCTGCTGTTACCTCTGCAATGTGGTCATCATCTGGTGTTGCACCTGAATCAATCTGTGAATAGATTGCATCTGTTAGGCGCTTGCGTTGCTCTATTAGTTGTTCTTCTTCACCATTCTCACCTAGCAAGATGTTGTGGTAGTTTTGGATTTCTTCTGTTGTTACTGTCATTTGCTTTCCTTTTCTTTTGTGTAGCGTTGGAGGGATTCCAACACATCTTGTTGTTGCTCTTTGCTGCATGTTGCCCATAGATAACCAAGTAAATAATGGATAGATAAACCATCATCTCCACTGTATATCTGCTTGGCTAACTCTTTTGCTTCTTTTAATCCTGGTGTTCCAACTGTCATTTATTTATCCTTAATACCAACCATTGCTTCGCCAATGTGACCAAGCAACTGATGGTTTCTCGTATCTGTGCTGGATGTAAGCCAGCCCACGCTCAATCTGGAGCGGGGCTGGCGTTTGTGGGTCAAGGTTAAGTAACTGTGGGATACCGAAGGCTGAACTGTTTGGGTTGTCTGCTTTAGGATTCCAGGCTGATTCCTTTCCCCATAGTTTCATTAGTGCACGGTGTTCAGACAAGTTCCAGTCTGGGTACGCCATGCGCATGAACTGTTTTGCATATAACTTCAGAGCACGGGGAGTCCAATGGAACTCGCTCATCTCTGTAGGTTTTGGCTGTGTGTGTGGCTTGGCATGTACCACTGGCATGTGCCACGGTAGCATTGACAAGAAGGTTAGATACCATGCGGTAAACAGTGCGAATAGTTTTTTCATCTAACGACCCATCTGTAGAGGAGATAGAAAACTGTAATGAGGAATGCCCAGGACTGTAATGGTGTGAGAGGGAGGATTGATATTTCATTCATCATTATCCTCTGAGTTGCAGATATCGCATAAGGTTCCGCACTGACTGCAGCAAGCATCTTCATTCATCTCCCCACATCCTATCTGGTTCTTGGTAACCTTCATCTTCATCTTCTATGTCTTTGTCTAGTGCTATGTCATCTTCAAGCGGTGGTTCGTAGCCCATCTTTTCTTCCTTTCATTACATGCATTTGGTCTCCATACATACTGTGTCTGATAACTGCATCGATTGATATGCCGTATACCTCACACAATTTCAACAATCTTTTAACTGTTATAGGTCTATGGTTGCGTTCATAACTACCTAATGCTGCGACAGTAAACTCACCATTGCTTACGCGTTCTACATCTCTAAGGGTGTAGCCAGCAACTAGTCTTACTATCTTAAGCGTTGTCATTATGTCTAAGTAATCAGGGTTTAAGTTACTCACATTCTTCTCCCTTATGTAGTACTTGGTCACAACAGATTGTGCATAGACCAGTTATATTGCAGAATCTTTCTGCATATTGGTCGCAGTCAGCACACTGAGATGGCATGTATGGTGCGCTCATAGTATTTCTCCACACTTATCGCAAGGTAATCCTGTTACCTCATCTAGTGCGTCATACTTTGTACCCTTCCAGCAATGCATACATATGATAACGAACTTCATTTTATTCTTCCTCTACATAAATTCTACCTGTTGCCATCATTTCTTCCAAGATATTGTTGGCTGCTTTGATGGATAGGATTGCAGCCTCCATTGATTCATTTAGTTGTGCGATTTCTTCTACGGTGTAACTCATTTGCTTTCTCCTATCTTGGTCCATGCACATGGGGTGCAGTAGTTTCTGGGCGCTGTTCTATCTCTATCTACAAGAATGTCCATGCCACATGCATGGCATTCATCTTCTTTGTACTTGCTTTGCACTGGGTAGTGGGCAAGGGTTATGAATTCTTTGTTTGCCATAGGTCTTCCTTTGCTATGTCTGGGTCATAGTAGAAGTTATTCTTTGGCATATAATAATCTACGCTGCGGGCTTTCTTTGCTATCCTGAGAGCACGGCGTAGTTCTAGGTTCTCTTTGGTAAGGATGGCGTTCTGTCTGATAGCCAGGGTTAGTACTACTACAGATGTAATTAAAGCAATCATGATGGCTAACAGAGTCAATGAATCTAACAACATTTCTATCTCCTTCTATGTGAGCATTGGCTGATAGGAACTAGGCAGTCCCCACAATAAACTGTATTGTTTTCTGTATCTGACATAGCGACCTACTTTCAGTTGTCTGAACTTATACGAATACCTTTGCACTAAAAAAGTGCAGGTGGTGAGAGCCGAAGCCCCCACCACCTGCGGTTAGATTAGACTAGCGATAACTTGGTTACTACCTGGTTTTCATACCACTTATCATTCTTTTCAGAGAATGTTGAAGTCATATACCCTTCAATGTTTACAGCGAATTCGGTTTCGCTGGAGTTGATTAGATTTTCACGAACCCATGCTTGGATTGCAGGGTCTGTGATGGTGATTTGACGGCTTGCGGTGAACTTGCTAGCCATATCGCCGTTGGGTGTATATTCTAAGCGGCGGTCTACTACAGTTGCTTTGATAACATTATTGTAATCTTTCACTGCCTTGACAATTGAACCGCTGAATGTGAATGTGTTTGACATGTTATTTCCTTTTCTAGTAGTTGGTTGATTGGGCTAAGCACCCGTCACTCGTGACGGGGCTGCCCTAGATGGTGCAGGTTAGTTACAGTTTGGGCACTGAGTGTGCTTGTTGAAGGTATAGCGACAGTCTGGGCAGACTATGCTATTGGCAGGCATGTCGAACGATAAGTCGAATAGCCTGTCAGTGATGACGGTTACAGGGTCTAGGAACTCCTCTCGTGTATCCTCCCAAGTTTGGGTGGCATAGACGAAGTAGGGTTCAACCCTAGTAGTTGCACCTACCCAGTCATGCCCTGAACTTTCGGGCAGATTGTAGGATAGTTGCTTGCGGTACTGGAGATTGCCTTCGTCCACGATAGCATGGGCAATATTGCTATCACGGGCTGTGCGACTGTCCTCGCACTCCAGACAGACTTCGTTGAGCATGTAGCAGGCGTAGCAGTTGTTAGTGATGGTAATGCCTATAGACTCACTCATTGTTTCCTCTCTGTAGTTAGTATCTCTAACTACACTTCCCACACTGCAGGCCTGTCAAGCCCAGTCTTTTCATGGGCTTGATTGGACTGCTATCTTTAGCCTGCACTTTAGTTATTAGGCTAGCCAGTTAGGATTTTATTATTAACTGGGGCGCGGACTATTGTTTATAAGGGAGCGCCGAGATAGTAGTCTGTCAACAGGCTCCACTAACAGTACAGACTGAGCGACAGCAAACAGGCTGTGGGTCTAAATGACCCCAGACTGTTTAATGGCTTGTCAATGTAGTAGAGTATCTCTGTCTAAATATTTTCTGTACAACAGTATGCCCCTGCTACTACCCTGCTAATACTGGCTCTGACCTGCGGTTATACTATTGTGATGTAAATCACCTGCCCAAAAGCGTTCGGAATGGGCTGTTGAACGGATTAATATATAGTAGAGGCAATTTATTGCCGATACTATAGCAAGGGCTTCAGGCCCTTGCGTACAGACTGTATCTACTGTCTGTTACAAACTGACTAAGCAGGCTGTTTGTAGATGGGTAAATACTGCCTTGGGACAGGATACTAAATGACTTTCAGTAAGAGTAATAACCCCCGCACTCAAAAGACCGTGGAGGCAAAGGCCAAACTTTTGGCGCTAGTTGCCGAGGGCATGGGTGCACCTAGGGCTATGCAGCAACTGGGGTACAAGGAAGACACCCTAAGAATCTGGCTAATGCGGGATAAGAAGTTTGCCCGTGATTTGGAAGATGCCAAGGCTGATGCCAAAAATAAGTCCACCATCTCCCTTGGAGTGGCAAAGGACGAGATTTCTTTTTCCCAGTTCTCAGATGTATTTTTGGGGCAAAAGGTCTTTGAACACCATCAAGACTGGATTGACCTCCTTGAGGGGGAAGAACCCTCTTGGCTCCATGATTCTATGATTTATGAGCCTGGCGACCAGAATCGCCTATTGGTTAACGTACCACCTGAGCATGCTAAATCTACCGTGGTAACCGTTAACTACTCAACTTACCGTATCGCCCTCAATCCGAATGTGCGTATCATTGTGGTCAGTAAGACCCTTAACAAGGCACGAGAGTTCGTGTATGCGATTAAGCAAAGACTGTCCCACCCACGCTGGCTGAAGTTACAAACAGCCTATGGACCAGAGGGCGGTTGGAAACAAGATGCTGATACCTGGAAGGTAGACACCGTTTACCTTGGGGGCGATGCGAGAGATTCATCCGAAAAGGACCCAACTATCCAAGCACTTGGTATGGGTGGTCAGATTTACGGTGCACGTGCTGACCTAATTATCTTGGACGACTGCATTACAACTGCTAACGCCCATGAGTGGGACAAGCAGATTAACTGGTTACAAAAAGAAGTTATTACCCGTTTGGGTAAAAACGGCAAGTTGCTGATTGTAGGGACACGAATTGCGGCGAATGATTTTTACAAGGAACTCCGTAACCCTAAGCATTGGTCTAATGGTAAGTGCCCTTTTACTTACATGGCAATGCCTGCGGTATTGGAGTTTAGGAAGAAGCCAGAAGACTGGGTAACTCTTTGGCCTAAGTCCGACCATCCGTGGGATGGAGACGAGGACGAACTACCCGATGAGCAAGGGCTATTTCCTAAGTGGGATGGACCATCTTTGTTCAAGCGCCGTGGCGAAGTAACTCCTAGTACTTGGGCTTTGGTTTATCAGCAGGAGGATGTCGAAGAAGATTCCATCTTCCCACCCGCCCTGGTTCAGGCTTGTGTCAAAGGTACACGTAGACGAGGTCCGTTAAAACCAGGCGCGGTGGGACATCCGACCAGTGTCGAAGGTTATACAGTTGTTGGATTTGACCCTGCTATGGGCAGAGGCCATGCTGCATTTGTAGCGATGACCTATAACCGAGCAGACGGAAAAATGTATGTGCTGGACTGTGAGAACATGTCCGACCCAACACCACAAAAGATTCGTGCGATGATTGAAGAATTTGTTATCAAGTATAACCCTAATGAGTTGCGTGTTGAAATTAACGCACACCAGAAAGCCTATGAACTTGATACTGATTTGCGTCAATGGCTGTCGCAATACGGCTGTAGTTTAAAGCCGCACTTCACACAGAAGAACAAATGGGATACCTCACATGGTGTTGCATCTATGTCAACCATGCTAGGCACTATGCACGATGGAGTATTCCAGAAGAACAACACAATTGAATTTCCCTCCTCTGAAGGTTCAGAAGGAGTGAAGGCGTTAATTCAACAACTGATTACGTGGAAGCCTGAGACCAAAGGCAAGACTGACTGCGTAATGGCCATGTGGTTTGCGTTCCTACGCTGCCGTGAGTTGATGCAACAAAGCACAGTTATCTCACGATACGCAGATAATCGTTGGGCAACCCGTGCACAACTAGCAAAACGCGGAACAGTAAACCTAGACCTTGCACTGCAAGAACAGTGGCAAGAGCAATTCGGATAAGGACCAACATGGCTAACGTAGCAAAGATTATAAGTAAAGTAGTTAAAGGTTCAAAGGGTAAGGCTAAGCCAACCACGGGCAAAGCCAAGGCAATTGCACGCGATACTAAAGTAAAAGAATTTGGCGTACCTACTGGTAAGGGCAAAAATAAAAACTGGGCAAAAGAAGCCAATAAAAAAACTTTACCTACCGCAACAACATCACGCCGTGCTACTTTAAAAGAAGTAAAAATTATTAGTGGCCTTGAAAAACATC